ATTATTTCCATTTGATTATAGAGGATCACAACTAGTGCCGTTTTTATGGGGGCAAGAAGACGACAAAACTGAAGAAATATTAGATAGAATTATAGCAGAACTAAATAGCAAAAATAAATAACAATAATAAAAAATAATAAAAAAACTATTTTTTTATTCTTTATTTTCATTATTTTTTATATAGAACTCCAATGCTATCAACACAAATAATACAAACATACCAACTATCGCAGCAAATGAATTCATTGATAGTATCATAAAAATGCAGAATACAAATAAAATGAATTGCATATAACTAATTATACTAATTGAAATCGACATAAATTCCTCGTATACTTTTTTTAATTTCCTATACTAATACATTATGCAAGACTATCGGTATTACGAATATTATTACCACCAGAATAATGATTATCCAAATTCCATCTGAATCCAATCAAACCACCAACAAATATTATACTCCATAGTATTAATAACTTTTGGTTAGCAAATCACTAACGCATCCAAAAACCATTTCTGGAAAAGATTTTTGTTCCTTGCGAGCAATGGTCCAAAACTTCCATCTAAAATATATGTCATGGAATTGTCTTTTGGCGTCCTGGTTGTTCTACCGCAAGCTTGTTGGACTTGAATAGCAACAGTTTTGGAATACCACATATAATTATCATATTTGTTTCGTGCTTGTATCCAATCGTCCCCAAGGTTGGGAAAAGGAACTTTAGCCACGATGTTCATAGGGTATTCTGGACCTTCCAGGTTTAGTCCTTGCTCAAATGCAACGCTTAGGAAAATCGCATTATCTAATCGCATCCAATGTTTTAATACTTCACTTCGTTCACCGGGAAACTGCACCAAAACATTAGGTTGTAATCTACATAAATGTTCATTAATGAGGTTTGCTATTTGGTAGTTTCCGCAATGAACTATTGTTTTTTCTGAAAACATGTCATGGAGCTGGGATATTTTTTTAGCCATTGGTTTTGCAAATCGGAAACGTCCATCTTTTGTCATGGCGCCAACTGGATCGTAATATATGGTTCGACGATCAATTGGTATTGGATGCATAACGTCAACAGAAATTGCTTTGTTGGTTAGAAGTTCAGTTGTTGGCGTTCCTGATGCCAGAACCACGCAATCCAATTTCGCAACAAGGTCAGCGAACGGAACCTTACAGTCTAGCAGTTTAAAATAAGGACTAACCGTTAATTCTTTTCTGCGAGTACTAACATTGAATACTTCTTCATTGTCTGTTGTAAGTACATAAGGAACTTCCAGGCTCAGATATCGTAACGCTTGATTACATGAATCTAAATTATTTCTATAATAACTATATTCTTTTCGAACCTTCGATAGCATTTTTGTTTCGCGAGCAGTTAATTTTCTATTAGCACCTATAATGTCTTTTCGAACGTCCTTACAATTTATGGTAACTTCTTTTAACTTTTTTTGCAACACTTGTGAATATTCATTGAGGTAATCCTTTATGTCTAATTTTGATAATTCTTTTTTTAGGAGTTCTTTTCTTTCTGCCAAGTTGGTTTTCTTAATAGCGATATTCAATTTTATTGTTGCGGAATCCAATAGAGCGTTCGGCAAATTTGTGGATTCATCGACTTCAAGGACTTTCGTGTCAAGGTAAAGACTTGGGTCTACTTGATACCGAGCAAATGTCGTTGCGCGGAAATTTGCTTTTTTGAAGGCAGCTTTTGCTATCCTATATGGACATTCAGAACACCGGGCAAAACCTGGTTCTCGTGAACCAAATGGACAATCCTCCGCGGTATATCCAGGAATTCCGAGACATTTATAATTGTGTTTACCAACTATTTTCGGAAGGTCGAAAAGGTTGCCTTCCTGGATTAATGAAACTTGCGGCGACGTGAACAAAATATTACTAACAAAATATTCTTTTTCTAATATTTTTCCAAATATATATAAATCAAGAGTTTTTCCCGCAGCTGTTGGCGCATTTAAATTAATGATTTTATTTCCCGATTCCCAAGATTTTAGCATTTGGGTTATTGCTTTTTCTTGACCTGGTCTAAAAGAAGGATAAACATTATATTTTTGTAAATTCATTTTTGACAAAATATACACCTCACGAATGGATAGTATAAATATAAAAAAATAAAATATGTTTTGTTATTCGCCTTGTTCCAATAAGTACTTTGTTGAAATTGCCTTAAATGATAACCTCCCGATTTTGTAATCTGTGCTTTCGATTTCGGGTCGGAATACAAGACCTTCTCGCAATGTATCTGACAATACCGATTTTCCTGTTGCCATCTCAAGAAGATCATCTACGCTGTGATCCAAGGTTATTTGACCCAAATATGGAACCAAGAAATCTTTTCCCAGACCAAACGAATCAACAGTATCCCACATAGTAGCAACGTCAATATATTGGTGATTGGTCATGTCCCAGAAGTTAAATACGCGATAACAAATATCCGTTAACTTATATGGATTGCCTTGAATACCGTTGCCAAACAATTCACCTTGTATAGCGATTGTGCTGCCCAATTGTTTTAGGATTTCTTCTATGTTGTGGTCAATTGCATATTTCCAGTATAAATCGCCATTCCATTTGTGCTCGACATCTGGAGCCAAATCCACATTTCTTGAACAGACATGTAGCCCAGTTTCTGGATCTATATAGCAAGACATCGACGTACCATCTAGTTTTTCTGTGACATGAAATGTTTTGCCTTTATGTCTTTCAAGAACATCAGGAATGTTTTGAACCCGTGTCTCATCAGTTTTGGGAACTGCCAATCTAGAAATAGGACACCGTATTCTACCTCTAAGACTAACTGGAATCGGTTTCTCATATTTCGTGATGCCAAGAACATTTGTTACGTCGAACCCATTTTCTAGTTCATCGAAACTAAATGGAACAGAATCCATACTATAATTTAGATTCCAATCACCATTATTCAAAACATTTAGTGGAAAGCATATTCCTTGTGAAACCTGGCCTCGCAATTTTACAGTTCTGATTCTATAATGCTTATCTTTTAGGAATTCAAATTCAGGACGTTCCGGCAAAACAGAATCAACTTCACAATAAACGACTTTGTCTCCAACTTCAAATTGTCCCTTTTTTACAACTACATTCCAGCCTTTTATTCGGGCAACTTCTATTTTATCCGCACCGCTAATTGGGTTTAGTTCGCTGATGGTTTCAATGGATGCCAAAGTACGCGTCATGTTATGATATTATAGCTTCTATCTATTTATACTTTTTGGACGATGTATCATATTTTTATCACCTAGTCTGGCATTAAGCCACAATAGCCATTGTGTCTAAGCATATCATGGCTTCCTGATTAATCATTTCTGTGAATCCATACATCCCATCACCGCTTGTTTCGAACTACTGCCAACAACCCATATCCAGTTATGTCCTGAAAGGCGTCTTCAGAACCCTGATTACCGTTGGCTATACGAAAAAGTTTATCGATGATACGTACAACCACCAAAGCATCTTCCATTTGGTCAACGGAAATCCCATTTGGATACAAGACCTTCAAGACCTTTCCCGCATTTCCGAATGAATTACCGTATTGGAGCTGTTTTTCGGCAACAAGGTTTCCAATAACTTTAGCGGTGTTCTCGTAAATGGGATCTGGTTTTTGTTCCATATCATATCCATTTACGGTACGAGATACTGTATTTCTCAATTCACAATCCTTACAATACTCTGGCAAGTCATATATGTTTTGTGTGCATCCAACAGGTTTTCCATTTTCTAGAATAATCATGGTTACTCCTTTATAACTTCTTAATTAAATAGTTTTTGGTCACCACTGCAAATACGTCACAAACCCCAATAATCCGATCATAAACAAAAGATTATTTAAAAGGCGATACCAACTACTATCGTACCTATTATATCCACGCAACCCTGTTAAAATAAACATTACCATTACTGCACCGAATATAGGATTAAAAATTTCCATACTAATCATCACTCCAATTTACTTTTTATGTATTCAATTGCTTTTTCGTTATCCTTGCACTGTGTCTTCAGCAAACTTTCAGACGATTCTTTTGTATTCCCGTCAACCACACAAGTTATATATTTTTCTTCTATTAAACTTAATGTAGCTTTTATTATTTCATTTTCTTCTTGTATTTCTTTTATGAATTCTTCCCACGTGCTTTTTTCTGATACAAAATCAGCATCCATGTTAATAACATACATTTCATTGTTTATGTATACTTTTATAGTATTATATTCATCTACCACTTATATCGTCCTCCAGACTTTTACTAAATTTTTTGGACTCCAAATTCCAGCATCACGAAATTCTTTTGGCCTTATTTCATGTTTATACGCCACACAACACGGAATACCTACTACGCTTCTTACTGGACTTCTAATGTGATCTAAGGTATTCCTTAGGTTAGCATGACTATGTACCATAACAATAATTAACTTGTTATACATTAAATCAAGGTCTTCCACTTTATTTGGATAGCATTTAAGTCGTTGTATATTACTTTCCCAGTAGGGTATTTTTTCTTTAGAAAGTAGTGGATCTACAGACACACATTGCCACTTGGTCCTAAATGCAAACAACGCTGCTGTTCGTGGTGTCCTTCCATCACCTACGGAAACTACCGTAACGCCTGGATCTCCAAGTTCATATTGCTTGAGTTTAGTTTTAACAGCATTAAACGCAGAATAACTTTCGGTTATTTCCTTCGCATTTGGAAATAGTCCCAAGTGTAGCATGTCAGCAGCGGACTTATTAAGTTTTATAAACTCATTTAGGTAGCGTTGCTGTCCACTGTTATATGCAAACAACGTGTTGTTTATCGCCTCACTCAAGGGAGTATTTGTCATAAATACATATTAACCATAATGTTATTTATAGTTTTTGGTTCTTGTATAAACCAAAAAGTACTTATACTAAAACATCCCATATAAACTTTGTGAAAACAATAATAATAGCGGATTGTCATGGACAACCACACCTTATAACCAATGCGTTGAATCACGCAAAAAATTGGGACAGCCTGATTTTTTCCGGAGATATTTTGGACATCGGTCCAGATCCAATAAAATGTCTCAATATATTGAAAGAAAATAACGCCGAACTATTATGGGGAAATCACGATGCAGCAATAGTCATTAATCGACCAATATGGCCGCAAAATACATTTGATCATGAAGCCAAACAAACCATTATAAATAACACGAATAACTTCAAGGTGGCAACCAACATAAATAACGTTTTGGTAACCCATGCCGGTCTATCAAAAAACTTTATGCACAATATGGACATAGATCTAAATCAGGGAATACCCGAAATTGTACAACATTTAAATAAATTGAATTTGGAAACCGTATGGTGTGATGATAGTCCATTATGGTATAGACCAACCAACAAAAATCCACCACTACCTATCATGCAAATAGTTGGACATACACCGCCTGAATGGATAGAAAAAAGTGGTTTTGATTCCCAAAACCTAATTAGTGTTGATCCATATTGCACAAAAGGATTTGGCTTAGATCGCTATCGATATGTAGCGATAGAAAATGGTATCGCTGTACTTTATGATAGCAATGAACAACCAAAAGTTATAATGAGGACTACATGAAATTAATAGACCGTTGCATAATATTTGCAACATATAAACATGCCGAACAAACAGACAAAAACGGATTGCCATACATCTTTCATCCATTGCGGGTAATGCTAGACGAAAGCCTTACAACAGAAAACCAAAAATGCATTGCAATTTGTCACGACCTACTAGAAGATACGGATACAACCATTAAGGACCTTCATGACATTGGAATGCCAGATGATATGATAACCGCTGTTGTAGCATTGACTCATCTAAAAAATGAACCCAATGAAACATATTGGCAACGCATCTTAGATGAACCGAGCGGCGATGCGAGACTAATTAAACTCGTAGATATAGAAGATAATACATCTGAAAGTAGAATGAATTGCTTGCCAGAAGAGGTTCAAGCAAGACTAAAAGAAAAATACAATAAGGCACTACAATACCTAAATAACGTTGACCAAAAACTATAAATATTGATCACGTATTTAATATTGTGCCCAACACAAAGGAGGAAGGAAAAATTATCTTTTTTCTTCTTCCAATAACAATTATAAGGAGGATAGATATGAAAAAACTAAATGACCATTTCAAAGAAATATTAGAAAATGTTGGAATTGCTATAAGAGAATCAAGTAATAGTAAACATAAACTAAATAATATAAAATTACATGAAACTCTTCAAACATTATTGAGAAATAATGAAATTCTTGATTACCACATAGAAAGTATATGGGGATCAATATCTATACTTTCTAATATATACAAAGAAAAAGATAACAAATATTATTATTCTGCTAAATTTTATACATCAAGAAACCAAAATATATTATTTAGGATTCGAGAAGCTTCATTGAGATCTCGTAATACATTTGAATATGAATTATTAATAAACACAGAATGAAGAAATATAACTGCATGATAATAAAAATTATGAAAGAGGTATGAATGTCTAATAATGAATTTGATGATATAATATTAAAAGAAATAATACCAGTTATTCGGGAAGTCGCAAATAGTTCACATGGCATGAAAAACATAAAGTTAGCACATACCTTACATTCAATTAGGATTGGTATTATAAGAACTTGTGATCTATATCAAGATCTTGATATATTGTGTATTCGATCAAAATATTATGAAGTTGACAATAAAAAGCAATATTACAAATACATGATTTCCATAAATGAATTGAATCAAATTAGAATACATAAATTGGTATATATAGTAGATGATTCATTAAATCCAGAACGTATAGGATTTGAAGATATAACATACATGTAAAAGGTGGCTAGCATGGAAATAGAAAAAGAATTTATGGACGTAATACAAAACGATATAGCTCCTATAATAAATGAATGCTTCAAAAATAAACACCGACTACATGATATAAAAATATATGAAACATTACGTGTCTTGAGAGAAAATAATAAAATAAATTTTTATGATATGCAGGGACATGCAACATACTTATATATAGTATCCAAAATATATACACCAAAACCAGATTATTACTATTATATATATAAGTTCATAACAGTAGATGATCCTACCGTAATATTTGAAGTTAGTAAAATTTATGTTGGTAAATATGCTAAACCAACTGAAGTTAGTAGGATATTTATTAATACAAAAAAAATGAGTCATTTTATGGAAATCCTGACATGAAGACCGTACCTGACCACATAATAAAGCTTGCTGAAAAAATCTGCCTAAAATCAGAAATGAACCAGCAAATGTCGGCAATCATTTTCAATAATAGTGGGCGAGTTATAAATATTGGTTATAATAGAAGGATCATTAAGTCCCGAAATCCAACTACCATCTACAAGTATAGAATACCGTATATTAGCGTACACGCGGAAGTGGATTGTCTAGCTGGTCTAAACTTCAGTGACACAATCGGCAACTACATATACATCCATAGAAAGGGCGGTATGCTTGCAAAACCATGTCCAAAGTGTCAACATGTTCTAGAACAGTTTGGATTCAAAAAAATATTTTGGTCAAAAAAATAAAAGCAAAAAATATTATCTTTTAATATCAATACACAACTTAACGTTTTTCTCTTTTTCAAATTCTTGTACGTCATTGAATTCGTAGACTTTTGATGAATAATGTGGATAACTTTTTACCAACGCCTTTTTCACACATTTTTGAATAGAATCACTAACAAATCCACGATCCCTATGTATAATACTATTTTTCACAAAACTCGTAACACCATCCTTACTGGTAATACATACATAATAATGAGGTTCTAACCGTAAATTTCCATTATATATATCCCGGAAATGTACTTCCAGGATATACAACTTTTTTGTATCTAGAATTGGCACAACACCATCCTTACCAACTTTTACTTCTCGCATACTTGTTCCTCATCTAAGTACTTCAATCCAAACACTGTCATACAACCCTTCTGACAAAAATAATTGACCAAATTCAACATCTTCGATGGTATTAAAATTAGGCGACCTGACAACAGTACCATCTTTTTCTAGCGTAACTAATCTATACTTCAGATTCATTTGATTTCACCAACTAATACATAGGTGATTATACTATAAAATAGTTTTGGTTGAAACAAGAAGAAAAAAATAAAAAATAATACTATACTTATACTTTTACTGGTTTTAAAATAGTATTCAATATTACCGGATGTCTATAATTATCAGGCCACATACATGCCATAGAATCATCCGGTCCACGTATCGCCGTTTGATACCAGGGCAACAACTTTTTCAGAACTTTCCCGAACGGCACGTGATGCATTGGCTCGATTTCATTTAACTTACAAAACTTCACAAATTCATTATAGATGGTTTGCTTCGAAACATAAACG